GTTCGCTATATTTTGACTTAACTGTAGTCGCACCTTTTAACAAACTATTTACAAGTGGTGTATACCCTTGAAGGGTCGTAAATGTTAAAATTACACGTCCATGATAGTCAACTGTTCTACCACCAACTAAGGTTTCAAAAATATTCTGTGGGCATTCTTCATCCATATGAATACAGTGTGCAGACCATCCCTCAAAGATTTGTGGGTCTGCCATGTACTGCCGATAATTATTAAAGTATATCGTACTCCCACGTTCGGCATCTGGTGTGGTGGGTGGAAGGATTGCTTTACCTGCATTAAATCCATTCTTCTGAGTGTATTGCAGACTATGATTAGTCCCTTTTTTCTTACTTCGCTTGTATCGTGCAGGCAGGCTCTCGTGGATATAACGTTGGCTATCAGAAATTGATCTTTCCTCACTGACATGCAAAGAACGTATCTCTGCTTCGGGTATGTTCTGTGCTAAGTGGACAAGCAAGCGAGATGCGAAGGTAGTCTTGGATGAACGATTGCCTCCTAAAATAATATGAATTTTTGTGGAGTCCCAATTTTCCATTACCCTACGCCACCCAGGAAGAGTCCAACCCCATTCGATTGGATCTTCCTTCTCGCTGTTTGGTTGGTCAAGGAGCAAGCGTGTAAGTGTTTCTGCTCGTACAGGATCTTGTACAGTTAGTCTGTCTATCTCCTCATCTGATAATGCACACTCCAACTCTCCTTTTACATACTTGAAGTCATCTGTCCAAGGTACGCCAAAGCGCGCGTCTATTTCATCAGCATAGGTTATCTTAGCCACGATTTAATATCTCTATTCCTACAATCAACGCTTCTTCGAGCGTGTTACACGGGATTTCCTTTTCACCAATTGTCCAGCATTCCGTATCCTCTCCAACGTCTCTGGGCTTAATTGCAAGGGTGGTGGCCCTAGCTTTCGTAAGTCGCACTTCGGTAATTCGACAACTGATTCGGATATCGCTCGTCCGTATTTTTTCCAAAAGATCGGATTGTATCCCGGTGGTACTTTCACTGTTCATTACAATTGCAGGTTTCTTCTTCAAATATTTTCCATTGCTTGCCACATCTCCAACACCTTAACCATCCCACCGGGCTTTTCCTTGCCCATAACTTCTGTTGTTCCATTGACCAATCATCATCACCATCAACCCACTTCATTGCTTTGCCTTCTCCTCCATCAGTTCCCTCCACACATCACAACATCTTCTCTTTAACTCTTCCACCTCAGTGGTAAGCTCCGCGTTTTTCTTCTCATGGTCTGCAATAGTAGTAAGTAACTCGGTATTCTGCTCGCTCACTCGCTTCACCCATTGAGGCCAATTCTCCACCTTCTCGCCTGTTGGCTTGTATATATTCATTCTTCTTCCTCCTCGTCTTCATCATCAAGTACGATGTCGCATTCAAACTCTATGACATCCTGGTCGTAGTATTCCTTCGCGGCATCAACCATACATTGAACAATTTCTTCATCCACCATGTCAGATTCCTCTGACCAGCGATGAATCATATTCTTAAACTCGTGGTAACATTGTTCTCTTGCTTGCATTTTTTCTAAAATCAAGTGTTTTGCGACACGGCATTACTCTCGGTACATCTGTTCGATACACCTCGCCATCTTCCGAAATCGCTAGTTTATTCTTCCCCCAAAAACGATACCAAGCTTCTTGCATTTCATCCCAAGTTATTTGCTCAATTTCCATTATCCATTTCTTTCCATAAAGTACGCCATGCTAGTTCTGCACATTGGCTGACAACGCCATTTCCAAGAAGACGTAAACGATCAACGCGATTCACGATTGCATCCACTCCTTCGGCAATTGCGTCCACCCTGTGCTGAGTCCCATTAGCTGCTCCACCCAATTTGGATTGAGCTTCGGTGACCCGTGGTTCTTCCCACTCGTATTGCTCTTCTCCTGGTCTTGCAGGCCATTGTGTATCTTCGCTTCCTCCGCAAGTATCTTGCCCCCCGTTCCGGGCTTGCGACTGCCCGGGTTGCCTGCTCGTGGGGTTGGCCAAGATGGTTGCACCCACTCCCTGAGTTGTGCCTTGCCTGCTGGCATCGTTCCATTCTGTACTCTCTTGATTTTTGATTGCGAGTGACCTATCGAGTCGGATGTCCTTGCGGTAGGCCAAGATGAAGACTCGTTTCCTTTGGTGTGGTGCGCCAACTTCTTCCGCACTGAATATACCCCACGCGCATTTATAACCTCTTTGTTCCAAGTCTCTGAGGACATACTTGAGTACCGATTCTCCATCTGCGGTGGTTGAACTGATGATCCCTGGGACATTTTCAAAGAAGCAGTATTCTGGACGCATAGCGCTAACTCCATTTGCGATCCAAGGCCAGAGGTGTCTGGGGTCTTCAGTTGCCTGTCGCTTCCCAGCACTGGAGAAGGGTTGGCAGGGAAAACCTGCTGACAAAATGGTAACTTTTCCACGTAATTCTCGAAATGGAAATTGCTTGATATCCGTAAACACAGGACACGCATCCAATTGTCCTTCTTCCATTTTCGCAATAAGGTTGGCAATTGCATAGGCTTCGATTTCGCAGTGAGCGATAGTTCGTAAATTTGGAATAACTCTTTCAAGTCCTCTACCGATTCCATCGTAGCCGGAACACAAAGAGATGTAGGTAGGAATACTAATGGTTTCATCAAACATTTTACCTTCTCTTGATACGTTCCCATTCAATGCGTTGAAGTTCATCCTCACTCTCTTCCTCCTCTTCGCTCGGCATGTCTCCTTGTACATCGTAATCACGTTCGTACTGCTCATCATCTGGATCAGGTAACTCCCTCCAAAATTCCCATCTATCTGGTGCAAAATTAAAATCACTCATACTAATCTATCCTTTCTGTCATAATTTCCTTCCAAGGTGTACATATCACCTTCCTCACGCTTTACCTTAACAATACTTCCCAGGGTAAAACTACCCGGCTTTGCACGGAACTTGCCATGTGTACCATCTGGAAATTCAATGAATCGCAAATATGGATTCTTCGGTAATAAATATACCTTTGCAGTGCGTACTTCTCCCATACTCTGCTTAATCATTCCTTCCTTAATCAATGTACGCTCGCTCTTCTCCTCCTCTTCTTTCTGCGGTTCTTCCAACTCAAGTAACTTAGCAACCATCTTCTTGCTCAATCGCTTGTTACTAAACGCCAATCTTACAGTAATTGGCTTTACTCCCACCAATTCACTAAACTCCGTGTAATTCATACACGCTAATTTCAGTATTGCTTTTCCTCGCTCTGTGTCCATTTGTAGCCTTATGTAGTCTTACACTTGACAATGCAAGTATTTTCTGAAAAAAAGTCTAAACAATGGGTTACTTACATAAACGAAAAGCAAGAAAACCCGGTACTGTCCGTGGGTTCTGTGATGATATGACAAAAAATAATATAATTAAATCAGCAGCAAAAATTGCAGCCAAACAATCAAATGCAACAAAAGAGGCAGAGATCCTCAAGCAACAAGATCCAGAACTTCGTCAGTCAGTTGCCAACTTCCTACGCTATCGCTTAGACATGACAGAACAGGAGTTTCTCAACAAGGTAAATTCCAAGCTCTCTGATATGGTAGCAGACTCACTCAACACTCTACACAACAAACTAGATGAGATACCTCCACAAAATCTTGCCTATGCAGTGGCAGTACTCATGGACAAGTTCCTTACAGTATCAGGAAGGCCATCTAATATCACCGCATCGGCAAATGTAACCCTCGGTGCATCTGATATGTCCCCGGATCAAGTACGATCCATTCTCAAAGGAGCAACCAAAGAAGTAAAAAAACAACCCACCAAAGCATCAGAAGATAAAGTAGTAGACATCACTCCAAGTGACTCCACTCAATAAACAAATTATTGCCCTTCGCAAAAAAGGTCTGACCTTTAACCAAATTGCAAAGAAACTCAAATGTTCAAAATCAACTGTATCCTATGCCCTGCGAAAAAAAACAAGGCAGAAGTCCAAAGAAAAGAGTGCAGAATATCCAAATCACTTAAAAAAATTAAACAGTAAAATCTACTCCTTTACTAATCCAAAAATTTCAACACAAACAAAAGCTGCCTGGTATATCAATAAATCACCAAGGCAAAACACAAAAGCTATATCCGATAAAGCAAATCGATTTCAACGAAAAATGACGTTCAATTATAAAGATGTTCATACAAAGTATGGTGACCACTTCCCTTGCGCACTTACAGGAAGACCACTTGAATTTAATGAACCACAAACATACGAGTATGACCATATACTTCCAACATCGCGTGGTGGAGATAATTCAATCGATAACCTGCAAATACTCTGCCCAGAAGCAAACAAAGCAAAAGGTATGATGACAGATAACGAATTTAAGGATCTATGTAGAGAAGTAATTATCCATGCTGGATACAAAATCTATAAGCCAATAGATAAATAACTTGTAAGGTATTGTGACGGGGTTTCTTGATTTTCCCTGGTTAACTCATCGCCTGCTTGGTAATCACATAAAAGCCAAGCACCTCCCCTTTCCCTAGTAAATCGAGTAACACACTCCATAACTACTAGCTAAACTACAACCACCATACAACACCTTACAAGCTCTTGCACGGGGGGTATCAGGTATACATTGTATGGAAGCGTGGAGGGTATGCCCCCACATAATAACTATGCGCAAGCAACGCCCCACTCTGGGGGCAATATTGCAAAAAAAGTTATGCAGGGGGTGAAGATAATATAGAAAGAACGCAGGCGCGCACGCACACCCCCGCCCCCCCGGTTGCGTGCCTAGCGTATACGCAAATGCGCGTCTATTTAGAGCATGATTTGCACTGCTCGCTATTACTAGTGACAGGCACACATGCTTAAACACTGACATTCTAGCTTGCGACATGGCAAAGTGGTACGATCGCACGCAAACCAAAGCTTGCGTTGCTTGGTATAGTGGAACGAGATTGCAAGCTTGCCAAACTTGTACGCAAACAATGATTTGCTTTACAGGTGTAATCCAAAAAAGCGTCACCACCGAGTAATGCTTTTTATCGCAACTTACTTGCAATAAGGTTTCCATGTTTGCTCGCATTCAATGCTATCACTTTTCCATACTATCACACCACAAGTCCGGCAAGATTTCATGCAACCAGGTTGCAAGATTGCTTGATATTATTTTGCAAGAAAGTTTATTTGCTTTGCGTCCTTTGCCGTGAAACGGCAGTTGACGGCATGGTGCATGTTGCATGAATACTCGCTTGCAATGTGTTTTACATAGCAAGCTTCTTAAGACTACAAATAGTATTTTATTTCTTGACTTGTGTCCATGCATGTGTTTTTGTGTGTAAATCCAAAGCGAGTTACTCGCACATTATAAATACTAAAATACTACATATGACATACTACATTTATCAAAGAAGCGTTTACGGTTTCGTTAAACAACTTGATTTTGCATTCGACAAATCACAAGCAATTGAAAAAGCAAAGCGTTATGCATCTAATCTATACGGCGATTTTGCTATTGAGGTACATGCAAACGGTGTAAAAAGCGAAAAGGTTTTCGATTCAAAAGCAATCAATACGCATCTAACTAACTAATCTCTAACAAATACTACATATGACATATTCAAAACTTAAAGATACCCAGCAAGCCGCATTTAATAACTTCGAAGGCATTATATTTGCTTTCAATAACAAGCAACTCGAAGACGGCCTTGCAAAGCTTGGTGCAAGCAAATCAGATATCATACAGGGAAGCGCAGGCTGTTTTATTCTCAAGTCAAGGGAAGCCGCGCTGGATACGTTACTAGAAACAAGTAACAAGGAAATGAAAGAAGCGCTTAAAGATGAATCCTTTTTACAAGACGCACTTACATATGAACTTTGCAATCATGAGTATTGCATTACGGGCAACACAAGAGACGCGCTTGCTGCTCTTGATCTTACAAGTGAAGAAATACCCGGTCATGTAATGAAGGCTAGCAGGATAGCAGCAAGCAAAGATTATTAATCTTACAACCTACAAACAACTAAATTTACCATACAATGCAATACGACATTTCAATTATACTACTCGCACCATACGCCATTCTTGGCGCTTGGATCGCAATACAAACACTTAAAGCAAAAAGGAGAAACTAATTATGAGATTACAAGATAAAGTTTATAATCAAATACAAACTCGCATAAAAACAATTTGTGCAAGCGAATACAACACAGCTCCAAAAACTCGCAAAGGATATCTTAAAAGGCCTTTGCAATACTCTGGCATAGTTGACGATCTCGTTCAACTCGCAAGTGCTGTTTTAGACATGAGCGAGAGAGATGCTGAACATGTTTTTTATGATCTCACACATGGCGAGATTCAGCATACATTTCTACAAGCAAAGGAGAAACTAGCATGAAACTAGATAACTTTAAATGGACACGTCAAAAGAATGGCGTTTTGGACTTCATAGATATTTACAACGAGGAAAGCGTTTTCGGGAAAGGTTACGCTAGTATGTGCATGATGCATGAGAATAAGCATGTTTTAGCAACTAACTTGCGAGCTTGTTTTGGTTTCCTGACTTTGCATAAAAGCACAAAACTTGCGGAAAGAATACTTACAAAGGAGAAACTAGCATGAACAAAGACTTACAACACTTCATCACTGAGCATTGCAAGCGCATTGCAACCTTACAAAATAGCCAAGACCCTAACAAACACGCATTAATTGCATTACTTGCAAAGGAGATAGGACAAGCAAAAGAGAAACTAGCATGAAAGATTTAATACAACTTACAATTGATTACTATGATGGAAACACTGAAACCATGGTAGTTACAAAGGAGAGCAATGCATACATGACAATGCTAGAGTATGCCAAGCAAAACGATTACGCTATTGATGAGAAATCATACTATGATGAGAAACTCATGCTATGGGCATTGCGTGGCATACTTTCAACTAATCAATGGGAAGAAATTGATTGGCTTGTTAATTTGCATGATGAATGTGAGCAATATCCACATGTAGATGAAGATGGATTAAAAGATATCATGTTTGAAACTATTGAGAAAGCAGATGAATTCATTCGTAATCAAGTTTGGCAAGCAATTATGGAGAATATAAACGCATGAAACACGCAATAAATTTAATAATAAATACATTAATTGAATTACTTCATTCGTATCTCAACGAGAATGACAATGATGAGTTACTGCGTGATGTGTTAATTCATTTAGAAAAGTACAAAAGAGAGTTATGAAACACGCAACACAACTCTTTCCAATCGCCTTGCAAGAGCTACTTGAGATAGGCGAGAAAGCGAGGAAACAAAGAGAGGATAGGGAGCGTGCAAAGCATGGAGCAAGGCCTCGTGAAACGAGGGCATGCAAGCATGTAGCATGCAAGGAGAAACAAGCAAAACAATTACAATTACAACTCAAATAAAATGAATTTAAAAATAATCAAAAATAATTTAGGCACATACGATGTCTACAGAATTGAGAACGGCGCACAATATTATATCTGCACATGTGAGACTAAAAGCGAAGCGTTGGGACTAACCAAGGAGAGCAAATAATTATGAGCGAGAAACAAGTAACACACACACCTGGGCCATGGCATAACTTTGAGCAAAATGGCATGAATCCAAACTATAAAGGATTGTATGAGATAGACGCAAACCACCCAAGCGGTAGCCGCCAAACTATAGCAGTTACACCCTACAAAGGAGACGCTAGAGAATTGGACGCAAACGCCCGTTTAATCGCAAGAGCGCCGGAGCTTTTAGAGCAATGCAAGCTCTTTGAGAAATTGCTTAGTACTTTAATCATGGAAGGCCATAGTGGCGCGGATCTCGAAAGAGATAACTTGCAAGCAATCCTTGACAGAGTGGAAGGAGAGACAACATGAACAAACTAACACTAATAGGAGAAAACGAGAATGGCGTTCCCTTTGCATCTCGCATTGTAAACAAGGGCGAGAAGTATGGTAGGAACTTTTGCTTGGTACATGATGGAGAAGATCCCTTGGTAGAATTTTGGGATCTCAGGCATGAGCATGATTTAATTGCACCCAATGAAGAAACTAAAGGGCAATTTGTATCAAGGTATTACATCAAGACATTAAAAGGAGAATGCGATTATACGCATGGAGAACCTGCAACTGAAAGAGGGGTCAACCTTGATGGAGGCGTAGATGATTGGTTTTTAGATGCAGAGCAAGTAAGAAAGGCAATCGCATGAGCAAACAAGACAACTCACTACTCCCAAAGCTCGCCATGGGCTTGTCGCTATTCCTGGCGCTCAAGTTAGTGCCGAAAGTGCTTGCATGGTGGGCTAAGAGAAACAAGAAAGGTTTGCTATGACAAATGCATTCCCTTGGGACAACCCAGGCAAAGATTGTCTTGAACAGTTGCAAGCTCTCCTCAAGGAAACAGGCAGAGAAGTAACCTTGCAGGAATTGCAGGAGATGCAGCGTAAAGTAATCTTTGAAACAGATCCAAGAATTGCTTGCATGGATCAATAAACTTAACAAGAGAAATACTAACTAACAAATACTATGAAAATAAATAAATCACAATTTAATCGTGCCGTTCAAGAAGGCTACTATAACACAAAAGTAATTAACCCGGTAATTAGGTTTAGCACAAGTAAAGGATTTCATGTTGAATCTGGATTACATGCAGCAGATGATGATGTTACTTGGCAAATTGAATGCAACATGTCTGCAAATACAGGCAAGCCACATTTACTGCCAACCTTTGAAGAAATCACAGAAGAAATAGAAGGAGAACAATCATGAGTAATTTACAAAAAGCAATTGAATCAATAAAACTACACCAAGAACCTGGTCACTTACCATCTGATGAGTTAGTGCTTGCAACTGCAAATAAGTTTGGAGTTGAGCCGGATCTTATCATGCTTCCATTT